TGGGCTTGGCTTTGGCGCGGGTAGGCTTGGGTGCAGGGGCTTCCTCTTCCTCAACCGCTGCGGCCTTGACCTTGGCAGGCGGTGCACCGGCCAGCTTGATGGGGGCAACACCATCGGTAGCAGCGGCGCTTGCGCCAACAGCACGCTCGGCATCGGCAGTCTTGCCTTGGCTCATGGAGACTTCGTACTCGTCATCGGTCAACCAGCGGGCGGGTTGGAACACCAGCGTGGGGGACTCTTGGCTTGTGTCGAACTTCATGCGGGTCACAATCTGCTCGGGGTTGATGGGCGGGTTCTGCGAAGCCAGATAGCGGGCGTACGCTTGCAGTGGGCGCTTGTCCCCTTCAGCCTTGCCAAAGATAGAGCCTGCGGGCAGGATGAGCTGCATCACATCGCCTTCGGCGTCGCTCTCCAACACCACGGCCAGCTTGTGCTGGTACTTGCATTTACGGCTGTTACCTTGGCCTGACCCTGCCACGTTCTGTGGGCAGGTAGCGCAGCTCTCCGACTGGCGGTTCTTCGCGTTGGCATCTGGGGTCTCGCCGTTGGCCGAAGTGCAGTCCGGTGCAGCGGCAGCAGCATCGGGGTCATAGGCAGCTTCGTAGTACTGGCGGCTCACCTTCGGCGCTGCCTTGACGATGATGACGTCCAAGTGGCGCTCTTCAATGCTGGCGACTTCTTTGCCTTCGCTCAGCAAACGGAACACACCGCCCTTGATGGAAATGCGCTTACCGCCGCCAACGGAATCGCTACCGGCTAATGCGCGGGCGGTATCCGACAGTGCGTTGTTGCGTGCAAAGGCGGGGACTTTGGATGGGTTGAATGTAGCAAGGTTGCTCATGGGTTCTCTCTTAACGTGGTTTGGTAATACGAATCTCAAATTCGCTAATAGCGTTGAGACCGGGGGGAACAACACCGGGGTTGTCTTCTAAAAATTTGGCCATGTTCAGTTGGGCAATACGCTTCTCCAACAAATCCACGACATCGTGTTCGACAATAAACGTCTTGAACGAGTCCCAGTCTTGGGTGGAGTACCGCGTCTTGCTTGCCATTGAGACAGTGCCAAACTCAGTTTTTACATACGAAACGCCAAGGGCTTTCATATGGTCTTTAATCGCAAACTTAACTTCGTCTTGCGATGCCTTGAGTTCTTCCACTCGCGTGTCGTACTCTTTGGTCAGTTGCTCGATTTCCGCTTTGATTTTGCGGTAAATCTTCGTCAGCTTATCAATGGGGATAGGCTCTTCACTCATTTACTTCTCCTGTTGTTGTGTCTAGTGTTTGACAAGTGTACACGATTTTTTAACGTCTGCAACTCCTTTCTTAATTGCTAATTTCGGTTTTAAACATGTCGGTCAAAAGGAAGTTGTCATCGACCTTTGAGACCAACGCACTGAACATCTTCTTCTCAATCGGGCTGCTCTCGATGTGGTAGACCGACACCTTGTCAGCGTTCTGCCCCTTGCGGTCAGCCCGCGCAATACACTGGATGTACTGCTCAACGCTCATCAACGGCCCGAAGAACACCACCGTGTCGGCGGCAGTTAGGGTAATCCCGTGGGCGGTAGCTTGGGGCTGCATGACAAGGACGCGGGGGCTGGGCTCGTGCTGAAAGCGGCGAATAATATCAGCCCGCTTGGTAGGGGAAACCCCACCATGAATGCACTCAGCGCTGATGCTGTGCTTGGTCAGGTGCGTGTGGATGGTGTCGATGCTGCTGCGGAACAGGGCAAACACCAGCACCTTGCGGTCGGTCTCATCCAGTATGGCATTCAGCTCGTTCAGGCGCGGGGTAGCGTCGAACTCCACAACGTCTTTGTCGTCTGTATATACAGCGCCACAACTGATTTGCAGCAGCTTGCTGACCCCTGCTGCCGCGTTGACTGCCGTGATAGTCTCGCCTGCTGCCTCCACCATGAGCCGGTCTTTGAGTGCGTTGTAGTATTTGATTTGCTGCGGCGTGAGGGCCACGGTGCGCGTCATCGTCATCACTGGCGGTAGGTCTAGGCATTGCTCTTTTGTGAATCGTATGGCGGGCTGCAACGCCTCCAGCACCAGCGCCTTGGACTCCGGCTTGGGAACCCACTTGAACATGGTGGCCTTGAGCATCACCTTGTCCCGCCACGCTGTATAAAAATTAGGCACACCGTTGGGGTTAACCAGCTTGGCCAGACCGTACGCATCCACGGGCGACTGCGATGCAGGCGTGCCGGTCATCATCCACAGCCTAGTCTCCGGTTTGAGAATGGCTTTGAGAGACTTCCAGCGGTTGGTCGTCGGGGTCTTGTAGGCGTTGGCTTCGTCCACAATCACCAAGTCAAAACGCCCATCGTTGATGATTTCGTTGGCAATCAGGTTCAGCCCGTCATAGTTGGCAATGACGAACTCGTAGTCCTCCTGCACCATCTCGATACGCCGCGACGACTGCGTGTGGTGGGCCACCACCGCCGACCGGTGGATGACGCTGTTGCTCAAGTCGCCCAACCACGCGCTGTGCATGATGGACAGCGGGCACAGAATCAACACGCGGCGAACATGCTTGATGTTCATCAGGTAGTCTGCGGCCCACAAAGCGCTCAGCGTCTTGCCTGTGCCGGGTTCGCTGAACACAAATGCCTTGCGGTGCAGCGTAAGGAAGTCCGATGTCTGTATCTGGTGTGCCATCGGCTTGTACTTGCCGGGCCAGTTGTAGCGCCGTGTGATGGGCGAGGGCACATCCTTAACGCCAAGGTTGCGCAGCACCTGCGTCTCTTCTAAACCCCAGTGAACCAATACCTCATACGTGCCGTTGCTCTCGCTAACGACCTTGTGCTTCGGGATGATTGCGTATTTGTGTGGGTTGCGAGTTTTTAGTAAGAGCGCTCTGTCGTCGATAATTTCCATTTGCTTCTCGTGTAGTTATTTTATTGAGTGGTCACTCTTGCGGGCGTATGACCTGTTGGCACTGGCAGGCTCGACGCGTAGGTTGCTGCGTACTGTCTTGCCGCCCTTGCTTAGCGCTTGCTTGTGGTCAACGTCTTTGCCGTCGCCTTTGTGCACCAAGCCTTCTTTCTCCATGATTGCGCGGGCTTTGTTTCGAGCAGCGCGTTTCTTTTTGACTTCGGGCTTTTGGTCATACGCTGGATACGCAGCGCGGTCTTCGGGGTTTTTGTAAGGCATGACTGTTCCTTAATGCTTGGGGTTATGTAGACACTTCACTACAGGACACCAACCGCATAGTGGGGTTGGCTTGGGGTTCCACACGCCTGTCTCGTGTGCTTGCTCAATACGAGCTACGCGCTGTCGATAGTTCCACCACTCGGCCTCGGCCTTGTCAATGGTAAGGTCTTGGCGCACCATGTCGTTCTTGACCACAAACAGCAGCGCCCCACTCACCTTGCGGATATGTGGGAAGTGGGCGAATATCATCAAGGCCATCAACTTGAGCTGTTCCCTGTCGGGGTACTTGTTGTTGCCGGACTTGTAGTCAATCACCCTTGCGGTCAGGTTCTCGTCATTGATGATGATGAGGTCAGCAATCCCGCGAACCCACCGATTGGGGTCGTTGAAGTCGCAGGGCTTCAGGTCTTTGGTGAGCGCCATCTCATGTTCGCATAGCTTGCGTCCGGGCTTGGCAACCAACGCATCGAGCATTGGCTGCATGAACTCGAACTGCTTGGGCAGCGCCTTGTTGTCCCGTATGTACTCCTCCGCAGCGGTGTGTAGCTCCTTGCCGTACAGCGTTGCCACTGTGTCGGACTTGGGGAAGCTCTTGAGTACCGTGACTTCGTAGTACTGGCGGGGGCACTGCTCATAGGCTTTCAAGCCTGAGTGCGACCATGTGACATTGACCATTAGAACCTCGCTGAGTCGATTGCTTTGGACAGGCGGCTGGCAAACCCAATGACAAACGATTCATCACGGTTGAGGTTGTGACGCCCCATGTCGTAAAGAATTGCATGCACTAGCTCATGCCAAAATGAATCCTGCACTTCCGATGCAGGTAGCCTGCGGTTGGTCTGCCCGTTGCGTAGACCTAGCTGGATGCGTTGCTCATCGTACTGAATGCGTGCTACGTTTTGTTTGTCCAGTAGCGCCTCTACTACTTCAACAGAGTACCGTTTGTTACCCACCCGTACGAGGCGGGGTATGGCTGGTGTGTTACTTGTTTTCATGCTTCTCCTAGTTTTTAGCTAACCCATATCTACGGTGAACGCCACCGTCAGCGCCTAATGGAATCCCCGGCAAATACCGTGGCTCCATGACCATTTGCGCCAAGACCCAAGTCTTAGCGTCATTTGCTTCCTCGTCGGGCACAACGGCCAAAAGCTCGTCGTGCACCGTCCCCACCACGGGGTATCTCTTTGACACCCGTAGCATACCATCCGTCATCACAATCCGCGCAACCGCCTGCGTCACATTGTTGGTCACCTTGCCAGCGTACAGCTTGGTCTCGTCATCACCATAGACCCACTGCTGCCGACCCGTCTCGTCCTTCTTACGCCGCAGCTTGGGGTAGAGCAGACTCATGCCGTTTGGCAGCACAATCTGCTCCTTGCGGAAAGTCAAACACTTGTAGGTGTATTCCTTGCCGCCGTACAGGGAGGTCTCGATAAGACCGTTGCACATGTCCCAGAACCCGGTCACCGGCTCCGCTGTAGCGCGGTATACGTCGATGATTTTCTTCGCTACGACACAGTGTATAAGCAACTCGCCTTCGCTGCAAGTGTGGGGGATTTCCGCCATCTTGGTCAGGTTCTCCTCCCAATCCACGAAGCGCTGGACGTACTGCTGTGTCACCCCGAGCTGCCTTGCGTCAGCCTTGGTGTAGCGCAGGGGCGGAGCCCCAAGGAAACCCACCAGAAGCTGCGCTGCGAACGACGCCCAGCCCAACCCATACCCTGCCCCCAGCAACGCGCTCTTGGCCGACTGGCGGTGGATGGGGTGGCTGTCCTTGGTCATGCCGGGGATGCCGAACATCTGCGCACCAAAGGCAGCATACGGGTCGCCTCCGGCTCGGAAAATGTCCAGCATCTCAACGTAGTCCGACAGCCATGCCAACACACGCGGCTCAATCTGAGACAAGTCGCCCACCACAATCTGATGGTCTTCGGGGGCCATGATTGCTTTGCGCAGGAACGACCCGCGCTTGAGGTTCTGCATGTTGATGGCGCTCCCCTTGGATGCCGTCCACCGCCCCGACAATGCCCCGTAGTAGCTCAGGGGTACAGGCAACGTGCCCCGCACGGCAATGTCAAGGAACCGCTGCGCACGGGTGCGCTCGGTCGTGGACTTCACCTTTAGCCTTGCTTCGCACAGCAGGCGCACATCGTCGTTGTCCCCGTTGAGCAAGGCTTGGAACATGGCGTCGTTCTTTGCCAGCGCGTAGGTCTGGTTGCCGGTGGTCTTGCTCTTCTTCATGGGCGGGGGCACATGCAGGGACTCCAGCAACTGCGCAAACTGCGGGTTGGATGCCAGCGCTGACTCATCGACGTTGAGCTTGGCCAGCAGTGCTTCGCGGTTGGTGCGTTCCTCAATCAACTCCTCGGCCAGCATGGTCTGGTCAAGCACGAGCATGGGCCTCGTGTACATCTTGAGCGTCATGTCGATGAGTTTCAGTTCACTTTTCGGATACCCGACAGACAGTCGCTTGAATATCTCTTCGCAGAGATAGACGTCGTGGGCGCAGTAGGCTGCAAGTTCTTCTTCGACGCTCTTCGATATTGATTCGCAGCCGTCTGTGCTATGGATAGCTTTGCCTTTAGGCTCAAGTCCGAAATCGCTAGCCAGTTTGGCGAGGGAGTTACCAACTTCCACGCCGCGTAAAGCTCTTGCCATTGATAAGGTGTCGAAGATGAACGCTGGCTGGATGCCGTATCGCCATGAGAGTATGGACACGTCAAATTGGGCGTTATGTGCCAAGACTGCTGTTCGTCCCCAATCGAATTGGTGTATGAGGTAATGAAGCTCATTACCTCTAACCCATCGAGTAATTCGGTTGCTTCCAAATACATGGAGTCCCATTCCGAATGCGGTGAATCGTGGGTCACGTATGTACTCCTCAGTGGTCATCTTGGACAGCGTGTAGTCCTTGCTGTCCCAACGTGTTTCAAAGTCGATGGTCAGTATCTGGTCAAAGGGGGCGCTCAATTCAACATCCCCTTGGGCGGACGCCCCTCCATCACCGACTCGTACATCTGCTCCTGTGCAAACGTCACCATGCCCAACGACTCCGCCATATCTGCGTTGACTGCGCCCAGCGCTACGCTGTCTTCAGTCTCGATGATGAGCACCGCCTTGTAGCCTGCTTCTGCTGCCATACAGCGGGACAGGATGTCCATGTATTTGGCAAGCATCATTCGCCTCTCCAGCGGCAATGCGTCAACTCGGTTGCTCACTTCTTCTCCCCATGTTGTCATTTCTTTTTCATCCATTGGATAGTTTCCTTTAGTTGGTCTAAGTTCAATTCATTCACCACCATTGATACGCCTCCGGCAGTCTTGATTTTTTCTAAGTGCATGTCCTGTAGCGCGGTTGTTTTTCCCTTTCCTGCTTTGGCTTCCACGGCAAGGAAGCGCCCGTTCACACACGCAAGAAAGTCGGGGACTCCAGCGTTACCGTACCCAGAACCAATCGGCATGGCGTAGTACACGCCGCCGTCTTGCAGTATCACTTTGATTTTGTTCTTCACTAACTTTTCTGGTGTTGCTGCCATCTGTGTTCCTTAAAAATAGGCGAGGGGGAAAAGTAGTTTCAGCGCCCCCTCGGTTTCGCTGTAAGGAGGGTAGTCCAGCAAATAGCCAACGTAGACGGACTGGACTACCGGCACACCCATTTACAACTACTAGGCTTGCGGGTGTGACCTATGCAATCTACCGTCTACGTATTCAATTCGTTCAGCTTGTCGATGTAGTGCGCAAGCTTGCCTGCGTCATCGCTGCCTTCCTTGCGCCCTTGGCGCATGCTGTATTTGATGATGTTGCCTTTGAGGTATCCGCGAAATTCTTGGAACGTCAACACGGCTTCCATCACAGTCCACGGCTGCACCGGCATGTCTTTATAGTGTGTGCCACCCACTTGTTCTTGGTCTGCGCTCATAGTTTCTTACTCACTTTCTTTGGTAAAGGTATACGGTCGAATGTGCCCGGCACAGGATGCCAAGCGCTGGTTGGGCCAAGGTATTTAACTGCTGATTGCTCGTCAGGCTTGAGCCACTTGTGCACGATGCCTTCAACTACTGGGATAGAGATGCGTCGTACTTCAGGGATGTACCCCACTGTGTTGCCCTCGGAGTCCAGCTCGAACATAACGGTTGGGTTCTCGCAGCGTTTATGCCGCAGCATCAGCGCCTTGTGCTTGGGGTTGCAGTCCGAGCAATACCCCGCACTACCCAGCCCCGTCATGCGGGCGTTGGCTTTCCACTCGTCGAAGCGGTCTTGGTTGTCGAAGCACTTCGGGTATGGCGGCTTCTCTTCAATCACGTTGCTTCTCTTTCATGTGGCGCAGGGAGCTGTACATCAAGCGTGCAGAGATGACGGCATCCATTGTCTTGGTTAGTGCCAAGTCCAGATTGTTCTCCAGCACAGCGTTGTGTGCATCACGTAGTGCCTTCTCCGCGTCCATGCACGGCTTGGCGTAGTCAATGATTACTTCGTCGTTCATATCAAGTTCTCCATGTATTTGCTGTGTTCAATGTTAAAAAGTTTGTTCAGTTCGGGAAGTAGCTGGTCAATCATTTGCTGCCGCGTGAGGATGGTTGACCCGTCGCTGTATGTGTAGCTGTTTATGTCGTACGGCCCCAGCGTTTCATATGCAAGCTCCTGCGATGGCACATAGATTTTCATCAAGGATTCTGCCCGCACAATGGCAGGGGCCGCTGCTGCCGCAAAAATAGCCCCAAGGAATCCACGCCTATTGGTCATGTGTTCTTCTCCTTTACGTAAAAGCTAAATTGGTCTCGGGCCATAGCCCCCATAGTTTGTATCCCACACAGTCTGTTGTGTGGTACGTGTAATCCTTCGTCAGCGCCTCTTGGGTCAATACGTGGGCATCAGGGTGTCTGTCATGGCAAGGGAACCCTCCTGACCGCGTGATGGTGTTGTACATAGACCGCAAGATTTGCCTATGCACCTCCGGTGTCGTGGGTTTACACGGACACATAGCGCATGGTTTTTCACAGGGCATTGTTTTTCTCCTTGAGTTTGGTTTCAATCAGTTTCACCAACTCCCTATCTCCGTAGTAGTATGAGTTGCATATTTCATGCACCTCCTCATCCGTCAGCCCAACCCACGGCTTCTTGTAGACCTGTATGTCATCATCATCTTCAATCATTGTTTTGCCCCATTTTTCACAGTTGTGTACGCTTTTAAGACCCATTGCATTTGCCACTGCTCGGTCAAGTGCGGCTGTCATGTGTTTTTCTCCTTGTTCACGTTCTTGTTCGCGCTGTTTATCCGCAGCCATAGCCTTCTTAGCTGGAAAGCCACCGCCTTGTCTGCGCTCAATATCCTCAAACGCTTCGTCTTCAGGTGTTTTCATATTGCCCCCCTGCAACTGCTGCCAAGTTCTTCCAATCATCCGGTGTTAGTTTCCTACCCAGTTCGCGCTCGTACTCCTTGACGATTGAGCCGAGCCGCAACAACCGGTCACATACTTCACCCACGCCGTACTTGGCGTTGAGTTCTTCCAATGCTTTCATGCTTGCTCCTTGTATACAGGTGTTAAGTTGTGCTTCGCCATATCTTCTAGGTGGAACAGGTACAGTCCTGCGTCAAGACTGATGCATGCAAACGGCTCTTGCCCTTCATGCGTTGGCTCAAGGTAGATTGCAAACAACTCACCCCCTGCGGAACTGAGTTCAAACTTGCCTTCGCCAAAGATGTATCTGTACCCCTTAACGCAGTACCCGTATGGCTCAGTCACGCTACCAACCCCCACACAACTGCACCAACGGTGACTACGAACAACACAAAGCAAAAGATGGCAATGAGGGTCTTCATCAGGTCGATGAAGAAGTCACCACCCGCGTCAGTATCGTCGTCGTTCATTTCGTCTCCCTCACTTTTTTTCCTCAAGCATTGCGTCTGCCATTTCGTAAGCCCAATTACTGTAAAAATCGGGGTCGTCTGTGTCCCAATCAGCACGCGCTATCAATGACTGCATAGCTAGCCCCGCATACCATTCACGCAGGGTCATGTCGCGGGCAAACCCGCCGGTCTTTGCCATCCATGTTGGGTCGATGGGTGTGGTGTCTTCTTTCATGATTGTGCTCCCATCAAAACGTACTTGGCGTAGCGCTTGCGCGTGATGGCATCGTTGTGCCACATGTTGTGGATGGGCATGCCTCGCTCCTTGCGTAGTATGTGGATAATTGCGGCCAACCGGAAGCAGCCGCAGCCCTTGAGTGCGTCCATCGGGGTGATGTGTGCACCCCGCATCAGCTCGTCTACAACCCACGCAAGCTGCGTAGATTTCTCTGCCTTGAAGTCGGCGTTGGTTAGTGTGCTCATTTCTATCTCCATTTGTAGTATGCGTTTTCAACACGGGTAAACTCATCAATTGCTTTTTGCATCTCTTCATTTGCTCGGGCAAATGCTTGCGTGGCAATCTCAAGATGGTGCTTGGCTTGCTCCAGTTGCCGTGATGGTGGCGGTGTGTTGCGGTCGCGCAGCTTGAGACCCCGTGCCGCCAACGCTTCAACCACGTCCCGCACCGACTTACGCCCGAAGTTTGGAATCCTGCTCAGCTCCTGCTCTGAGTAAGTAAGCAGTTGCTCAAGGGAGCAGATTCCTTCAGCCAGAAAACAGTTGATAACGCGTGTCGTGCACCACAACTCGTAGAGTTCTTTGTCAAGGTCTCTCATTGTCATTTGCACTCCTTGGTAAATACCGACACCGCTGTGCCGCATTTGGGTTGATAGGTGGCGTAGCCCATGTAGAACCCCGCCACGATGATGGTGGAGCACAGCCCCACCAGTGCGAAGAAGTCGGCGATGTATTTCATGGCGTCTCTCCTTTCAGTGTTTTGTACAGCAGCTCGGTGTTGAGATACAGCTTGCCCAAGTACTCTTGGATGCGCTCGGGCACATGGACGTGTGCGCCCTGCTCGTCGTACTCCAAAGCAAAGGTCAAGTCCTGTATGTCGTTGTGGATTTGCGCCGCAAGGCGTAGTGCTACGCCGCTCATTTATACGCTCCAAAGATGTGGTGCAAACGCTCGTACACAAGGCTTGCGTAACGCAAGGTCACGTTGTTGAGCCATGCGTCAATCTCTTCTGACACCCGTTGACTGTCCTCCAGCACCTTGTGCGCAGCTTTGATTGGGGTAGCCTGCGGTTCGGGCGCGGCTACGCTGGGCGCAGGGGCTTTCGCCACTACCGTCTTGGGCTGTGGCTTGGCCTTGTCAATCTTGCGTACCTTGGTTTGCAATGGGGTGTAGTTCTTGCGCTTGGTTGATAGCGTACCGAAAGGCCCTTCATCAATCATCTTGGCCCTGACCAACTGATACAGGATGGACGATGTAGACACGGGTTTGTGCCCCATCGCTTGCAGCCGTTCAATCGCAACTGCGCGTGAGATACCGGGATTGTCCCGAACCATAGCGAAGGTATCGCGGGTCAAGTTGGTTTTGGTTGCAGGGGCTGCGGCTTTTATGACCGTTCCCTCCGAAGTCAAGGGGTTTACTGCTTGGGCTGCGCGGATTGCGCCTAGCTTGTTGGCGTCTTCGGCTTGCTGTTCCCACTCATTGAGTGCGGTGGCCAGTGCGGTTTTAATATCAGGCATTTACTTCTCCAGTTTATGGTTAACACAATTAAATGATACACGGGAAACTCCCTGCTTGTCTATTCGTAGACAAATTATTTCTATCGACACGAAGGTTTTAATAGCCGAACTCCTCCTTTCTTTCTGCCCGCGCACGCAGGTCGTCTTCGCGGTACTCGTCCACAATTTCTTGATGGCGCTCCTCATCGGATTGCAGGACTTCCTCGCACATTGCACACACTTGGTCATAGACCCTCTGCTTGTTGCCCGTAAGGCCAAGCTCCTTCTTCAGTATCGAGTACGCACTGCGCCCCCTGCGCGTCATGCCGTACATCTCCAGCTTCAACATCTTGCGTAGCGTGAGCAGCCGCGCAAACTCAATCTGATTGCCAGTCAACATCGTCATTTGAAAACTCCTTGGGTAAAGTTCTTTGCGGTATTCCACATATAGAACGCCTCCAATACAGATGTCGCATCAGGGAAGCGCTCATACACTTCCTCCTCGTCCTCATCATTAACCAGCATGAACACGATGTTCTCCACATCGTCCTTTGGCACATACCCAAAGATGCGCCCATACGCCTCAACAAACGCGTTGATTTCTTTCAGTGAATTCATTTGCTTTCTCCTTGCAGTAGTTCGGGTACATCAATATCAGCGCCCAGCTTGGACGCAACATAGCAGCGCATGGCTGCAATGAGTGGGGTAGGTTGTTTCTCCATGCATGCGTGAAGCCCGCCGTTTGGTAGCGGGCAATGTGCTGACCACGCTCCACGGTATTGGTAGACGCCGATTCCCTCACGCTCAATAATCGGCCCGCCTTGCGCCCAGTCGGTTGAGGGCGCTAGGAACCAGTCGTTGTCATCGCCGAACATGATATTCAGCGCAGCGGTATCGTGGTCAATCCCCTCACACATTGCCACCGCCCAATCAAGGGCGTGGCCTGTCAGTTCACTTGTCTTCATTTACTTTCTCCTTAAAAAGGGGGTAGACCATCTACCCCCGAACTTAATTACTGGGTAACCTGAGCGTCAACCCAGTCGATGTAGTAGCACATCACCTCAGCAGCTATCTGCGGTGCGCTGTAGCTTAAATGGCAGTAGTTGATGAGGGCGTCAGTGTCCTCGTCCAACACCATCTCGAACACAGCCTTCTCCACGCCACGCAAGTCATCCGCATAAGAGTACTGGGTAGCCACCGGACGCAGCGCGGCAAAGGTCATCTCGACAATCTGCTCGGTAGAGTGGGCAAGCAACTCGGTCACCTCGTCCACGTCCGCAGACATCAGCAGCTCCAGCATATAGTTCACATCAATAAGCTCACCCGCTTCCTCGACTGGCTCGTAGTCGCGCTCGTTGTACCCAATGCTGTGTGCGCTGGGGTTGGCCTTGGTAGGGCTGGTGAACGGGTATGTGCGGCCGTTGTACTTGCTGCCGTAGTAATGCCCATCGTCCTCGTCGTCCCACGTTGTCGCGTTGTAGCCGTTGTACTTGGCATAGCTGGCATACCGGCTCTTGTAGCTGGGGATGAGCATGGATGGTGTCCATGCGTAGGTATTGCTGAACCACATACCATCGTGCTCGATGCCTTGGCTGAAGTTGACATGGG